CGGCAGCACCACCCTCCCAGGTATATTCGGGAGAAAAGGGCTAATCAGGGGTCTAACCATGGCCCCTGATAGGCCCACCGTGCACAGGCGATCTTTACAGATCGCCACTTGGTCTTCGAGGACGGGGTAACTACCCCGCCTTCTGGGACCACCACCAGTTTCTTACCTTTCTCCCTGGGATCGTGTATCCGTTTCAGGAGATACTCAACTAGCGATAGCTGAGGTCTGCTAACTCTCTCGAGTTGGCGCAGAAGATAAGGAACATCACCAAACTGTCGACACGTAGAAACACGAACGTGAACAGTTCCCACGTAGCCCTCTATTCCATGAGGGCACTTCGACGGCTTAACGTCGTCGAAATCACCGAAGAGTGCGGCATCGCCGTACCCATCGGGGATCGTGGCCTTACGAAGAGGACGAGGGAGAAGATCCCGTGCCTTTTCATAAGTTGAAGCGAGCCGGCCGTCAAGCCCGTAAGAAAAGCCACGGGCCGCGAACCGTTTTATCTGGTTAGCAAACCAAATAACTCGCTCTGGTGAATCTATAGCCTCACGGATATAGATTGGTGTTACGTCGTCGCCCAGAAAGTAGTGTTTACCACAACTTTCACGGAACGGGCCTTCCCAAAAGCTTTTCTTCGAGTTAAACCGGAATCCGGCATACTCGAGTACTTCACGAAGGAGGGACACCTCGCAGGTGGGGACAATAATATCATCCCCATAGACTGCAAAACGACGATCGACCGAACGTGGGAAATGTAGAGCTCGAGTAAGTTCTGGAGCGCCCAAAATATAAGGCTTTCCAACTCGAACGTGTATCCACACCCCATGCTCGACACCTTCTGGTACACATTGCGTGTACCATCGGGGAGAACGCCTTCAGGGGAACGCGACAGCTTAATCGCGTCCACCCAGTCGGGCGGGAGGAGCCTCTCTACCAGCTCAAGTGAGACTGAATCGGAGGCAGCTGACAAATCAATCGTGGCAAGTGAGCCATCGATCGAACCCTGACGCGCAAGCGTCTGGTTAAGCCGCTGATCATCTAGATCAACGCCTACCCGCTTCAACCGTAAACGTATCAATCGCCCAATGCCGTGTTGAACGTAACCGTTCATACTCGGCTCAATGGCTATGATGCGCTCGGTCTTTGCGTTCTTCGGCACAGTGGTAATGCGGTTTCCCGGAACAATATTGATTAGCTCTTTCACCCTGGAAGGGAGATCGAGCGACATATGTTCTTGCTCCGACTTGCCGGTCAAAGACACGACGTGGGAAAACCACGCCGGTACACGTGAAATACACGTGTACGCAAGTACCGCACATTCCCTAGTCGCTTCAGGCTTAGCCTGATATTTGTAGTACGCATCGCCAAACTTGCTCTTTAGACCGAATGTAGCACCCGGCCCGAAAGCAAAGTGTGGTTCCGCATGATCCCAACTGAAAGGACCAAGGAGGCGCTGTATCCTTAGCCGAGCTAGTTCCATAACTGACTCGGGCGTGTAGGAGGAAATGCTTCTCCCCTGCACGTACAGCTTTCTCAGGCGAAGATTCGCCTCGGCGCACGAACGCTCCGACTCGATGAACTTCTCGATCGCCACCTGCTTACGATCGATGCCAAGATCCCAATTGGGGAACTTGGACATCAGTTCGCAAGCAAAGTAGGCATCGCGAAAACTCATCGAGTCCGAAAAGGTGGAAGGATCCACCTCACGGGAAACAGCAGATCGGTAATCCTTTAATAGGATGTTACCGAACTGCTGCATCGGAACGTCGCCCCCCAGGCCTAGAAGGGCCTGGAGGGCTAGTGCCTCTGCTTCACAATTGTGACGACTGTCGATAGCGTGTTTACGCTTCGGCTTCCTCGGGGTTTTGATACTCGAGGTACGATTGGCCATGAGCATAAGCTCCTGTGATTGGTCAAAAGTGAGGACTGAACACTCGTGGACATCAATGTCCTTAAGAACTCCGGGAACTGGGGAGCTTAACCCCTGCGCTTCTGCCGATCGCCTTGCCCCGAAGGGAGCGACGGCCAAAGCTCATCATGAAGGTATATCCGAACACTTGGATCCTGAGATAGATATACAACGATCTCAGGGTGTTCAAGAGTGTACCATCCATAATGAAGTTCCTCCCACACATAGAGAGTGGGATCAACGAGTGCCGGCACCACCTTCGTTAACCGAAGGCGGGGTCGAGGTTGATGACGGCGTTCTTAAACATCGTCGTATCAACCAGATCCTTCAACGAAAGCTGAAGGTCAGTCCGCTCAGCCGAGGTCGAGTTCCCGTTGACCCAGATGCTCACCACCGCAGAATTAACGCGGAGGAGATCACCGGCACGGTAGTTCGCCCCGTCGACAGTTGCCACGACCGGGATGTCCAAAGAGAAGGTCATCTTGGTCTGCGTACCACCGTTGGACGGATCGAGAAACTTCTGCGTGAGGGTCTTGAAACCCTTGTAGAAGCTGGCAGCGCGATTAATCCACGTTGCCACGTTGTTCTCGACGCCGGCCGGGCTATAAGCCACGGTGTTAAGGGTAACTGCAGCCTGTTGGCTCATAAATCCTCACATATAGGAGGTTAACGGAAAGCATTCACTAGCAACGAAATTGCATTTGCTATGTGTTTGCTGCTGATCGGATCCTTGAAAGATGGGATCCGGGGCATCGGCGAACTAGTCAGAACGAAGCGAGAATAACCTTCGCTGTGTTCGTTCCACTGCGCACCGTTGTCCATCATGAGATGGGCATAACGGCCGGTATTGTGGAGGTTATCACGAACACCATGACTAGTAACCCCAACCTTTGTCTTCCTAGATAATGTACCACCTTTGAACGTCCACCCTAAGGTGGCGTCCCAGATGGACAAATAATCGCCGACAGGAATGAACCAGTCGACGACAAAGCTGTAAGGAAGACGCTCACAAACAATCTCAGCAGGGTTGGTAAGACCCAAACTAGAGAAAGTGGCTAGTAACGCCGAATCAAGCTCATAATCAAGCCTGACTCTGCACCGATGTTCCCCTACAACGTCACAATCCCAACCGAAGTCGTTATCGTAACCCGTAGTCCGGAGATACTTATCCCGGATCGCACGTTGCTGACTACTTTTGATGGTATTCAACACCGGCTTGGTACTGACAGTATGGTCAAGAGCGTAAGACGCATCTTGAATGTCCTGCATCAGTGGGTTCCAGCCATACTGAGTTTCCAACCACGCGCCAGGGGTATCATACCCCTCACCGTGGCCAGCTGCACTTCTAACGAGCCTGGCCCAATCTTTGGGTCGAGCTCCTCGAAACCGACGTACGGAATCAGCAATTTTTCCGCACGCCGATCCAAGCATGGCGGCCGTCTCACGACGTTCCGCATAAGCCACTCCAAGGTTCAAACCCTTGGAAGACTGCTGCTTGAGCTTTAACAGAGCCTGATTGATCACCGCATTTTCCAAATCATTCGGAAAATCCGGCAGTCCATAGACATCTGCACTCAGTCCGTAACCACCGTCTACGTAGTAATTGTAGACCCAAACATTCCGACCAAGGGCACTGTCATATTTTGCATAACCGACAGTGTCGTGGTAACTCGGAATACAGGTGGCACGATTGGTAGACGTATGTAGCCATGAGGCAGGTCGGCGCCATCCTTTCGAATCTTTCGGATTGGACGCGCCGGCTTGTTTAAGCTCCCGGTGGCGAATCGAGGCAACTTGCCCTCGATGGATATCAAAATCATACATCTTTCCCGTTTCCGGGGAATATGCATAGAAAATGCCATCCGTCCAATTGGACTCGTCAACATTAATTGCGGGAGTACCCATGGAAAACCTCTACATGCGCAGTTGCTATTGGGCAGAGCCCCCGTGAG